GCCTGGCGCCAGATGATGGACAACGCGGGCCTGTCGACTGGTCCGAACGCGATCATCAAGCGCGAGTACATCGAGCCGGCCGACGGCAACTGGCAGCTCACCGGGAGAAAGATCTGGTTCTGCACCGATCCGTCGATGGATGTCAGCAAGGCGATGTTCTTCTTCGACATCCCGAACAACACCAAGGAGTTCGAGGAAATCATCCAGCTGGCGCTGCAGTTTGCCGACGAGGAATCCTCTGTTCCCATGCTGATGCAGGGGGAGCGTGGCACCGCTCCCGAGACGGTTGGCGGCATGCAGCTGCTGATGAACTCGTCGAATGTCGTCTTGACCCGCATGAGCAAGCAGTACGACGACGCGATCACCCGCAATCACATCCGTCGCTACTACGACTTTTTCATGGCGTACAGCGACAAGGCCGAGATCAAGGGCGACTTCCAGATCGACGCCCGCGGCTCGACCGCCTTGCTCGCGCGCGACATGCAGCAGCAGGCGCTGTTGCAGTTCGGCCAGTTCCAGGGGGCGCCGGCCGTGGCGCCGTTCATCAACTGGGACAAGTGGGTCAAGGAAGTCTTGAAGCTCGGCCACATCGACCACACCGGCATCCTGAAGTCCGAACTCGAGATCGAGCAGATCAAGAAGCAGCCGCCGCCTCCCTCGCCCGAGATCCTGCGCGCCCAGGCCACCGTGCAGGCGACCCAGATCCGCGCCGAAGCCTCGAAGGAAACCGCGCAGGCGCGCATGCAGGGCGAACTCGCCTATGCCAATACCGAGGCGCAGATGGCCAAGGACAACCACCTGGCGCGGCTGAAAGAACTCGAGATCAAGCGCGACATCGCGCTGCTCGAGTACGCGAACAAGCAGCAGCTGACCCTGATGCAGGTCAAGGGCCAGCTCGCGCAGACCCAGATGCAGGAAGAAACCAAGCGGCAGCTGGCGTCGGCCGAGATGCAGATGCGCGCCAACGAGGGCGACAAGGACCGCCTGCACGAACAACTCACCATGCCGGCCCCGGCTCCACAACAGTAAGGACTTTCCATGGCCAACATCAATCCCAACATCAGTTACCCGCAGGGTGCGCAGTCGGTCGTCAAGGCTTCCTGGGCGCTCGGCAATGCCGACACCGGCGTGGCGATCGACCGTACCGACTTCGCCGACCGCTCGGTCCAGGTCGAAGGCACGTTCGGCGCCGCCACCGTCACGATCCAGGGATCGAATGACGGCACCAACTGGGAGACGCTGCGCGACCCGCAAGGCGTGGCGCTGTCGTTCACCAGCGCCGGCTTGAAGCAGATCCTCGAGACGACACTGTATATCCGCCCAGTATCGAGCGGCGGCACCGGCACGGCGCTCACCGTTACCCTGGTCGGCCGCAAGATCCACCCCCTTGCCTGGAGCTGATCATGGGCAAATTCCAGAATGCCACCGATGCGCTGGCGCGCATGATGAACCAGTACCACGACATGCAAGCCGTGGCCGAGGCGATCACCGAACTTGGCTCGATCGACAACCTGTCCGCCGAACTCAATGGCCAGGTCAAGGAATTGACCGCCCAGCGCGACCAGTTGCAGGAGCAGCTGGTCGAAACCACCGCCACGCGCGCGAAGATCGCTGCCGAATGCGAGCAGCTCAAGGCTGAAACGGATGCCTTCTGCGAAGAGAAAAAGCGCAACGTCGACAGCGAGGCGAGAGGCGTGCTCAACCGCGCCCGCATGGATGCGGCGGCGATCGTCAATGACGCGAAGGTCAAGGCCCGTGCCGTGGCCGATTCGGCGCAGGCTCAGCTGGCCGAGCTGGAGCAACAGGTCGAGGCGATGAAGCGGCAAGCCGACGAGGAGAAGGCGGCGCGCGATGCGGCGCAGGCCGAGCGGGAAACGGCAGAAAAGCAGCTGGCCGAGGCCCGTGAACAGATCAAGAAACTGCTGGGGAGCTGATCATGGCCAATATGTCGAATTACCTGGAAAACAAGCTGATTGACCACATTTTCCGGGGCGTGCAGTACACCATGCCGACCACGCTGGCGTTTGGCCTGATGACGGCCACCCCGAGCGATCCCGGCGGTGGCACCGAGGTGTCCGGCGGTGGCTATGCGCGGGTGGCATTGAACCCGTCTACCACCAACTGGCAGGACACGGCCGGCGGCACCGCGGCCACCTCCAGCGGCACCACCGGCACCACCAAGAATAATGCCGATGTCACGTTCCCGACGCCGAGCGCCGACTGGGGCCAGATCGTCGGCATGGGCCTGTACGATTCGTCCACGGCGGGGGCAGGCAACCTGCTGTTCTGGTCGCCGCTGGCCAATGCGAAGAACATCAACAATGGCGACCCGGCCCCGAAGTTTGCCACTGCCGCCTTTACCTGCCAGATCGATAACTGATCATGGACCTGACTTCTTCACAGCAAGCCACGTTCAAGGCCGACATCCTGGCGAACCAGGCGGCCGAAGCCGCTGCCCAGGATATCGACGCGATCGTCGCCTACTACAACGCCGACTCGGCCACCAGCCTGTGGCGGCCATCGATCTCGGTCGACGAATTGAACACCGCGATCGTCTGGGCCGAGTTCGCCGGCTTCACCGCGGTCAAGCAAAACTGCTACCTCGCGATGATCCAGGGCAAAATCGACGCCACCAAGCCGAACATCCGCAACGGCTTTTCCACCATCTTTTCCGCCCAGAACAGCGCCTCGCTGGTCAACCTGACGACTCTCGCCAAGCGCATCGGCACGCGCTTCGAGGTGCTGTTTTCGACCGTCGATGGCGCGGCCAATGTGTCGTCCTTCTTTGGCGCGGTGGTCGACCGCAATGACGTGATCAACGCGCTGGCGAGCTGACCATGGCTACCCAATACGCTTCGCAGACCATCACCATCACGCCAGGCGCCCTGGCATCCGGCTCCGCGCGCGAATCGGCCTCGGTTACCACCGACACCACGGTCAACGTCGACGACTACCGGATCACGGTTAAGGCGACCATGGCGGCCGGCACGCCAGCCGGCAGCAAGGCGGTGTTCGTATGGGTCAAGACCAGCAACGACGACGGCACCACCTGGGACGGCAACGCCACCAGCTCGGACGCGGCGATCACGTTGAGCAGCCCGCACCCGTTTTCGGAAGGGGTGATGATCCCGTTCCCAACCTCTGGCATGACCGATGCCGGCAGCTTCTCGCTGAAGGCAGCCTGCGGCGGCTCGCTGCCGAAGACCTGGGGCATCATCATCGAGAACCAAGTGGGCGCCGCCTTCAGTTCGTCTTCGGTGACGTGCCAGAAGGTCTATAACACGTAAGCCATGGCCAAGCGGCTCGGGGCGATCCGATACAACAGGCAGCCGCCCTCGACGGTGCAGCCGGCGTGGGGAGCCGGCATCACGCGCGGCCTGCTGTATGCCAGCGCGATCCCGTACGAGCTGGCGAGAAGCCGCGCCAGCGGGGCGATCAAGCCCACGGTGCCGACTGCCAGCGCGCCGACCTTCGGCGCCATGCTGGGGCTCGGCAAGACCCTGGTCTTTGATACGGCCTCCACGCAGGGAGAGGACTACGCGGGCGCGACCACGCCCAATCCGCCGTTCACGATCATGGTCGAGTTCCGGCAGAACTCGCAGCCGTCGGTGGCCAACATCATCACCGCTGGCGGCGATGGCGCCGGCCGCGGCTGGTCCTTGTGGACCCGCTCCGGCACCAATGACCTGGTGTTCACCTTCGGGTTTATCAACGACTATCCGTTGGGCCTGACGGTCGCCACCGGCGTCACGTACACCGCCGTCATCACGGTGTCCGGCAATGGCGGCACGGTGACCGGCTACCTGATCCGCAAGGACACGAACTCGATCCAGTACGGCTCTGGCGTGCTACTCGATACCATGGCCACGCCGGCCTCCAAGCCGATCACGCTGGGCGTGAGCCACAACGGCACGGCCTACGGCTTCGGCTTCGATGGGCACATCGGCGCCTGGGCGCTGTGGGACCGCTGCCTCTCTGTGGCCGAGGCGGTATCGCTGCTGGCCAATCCGTACCAGCTATGGTCGATTCCCGGCCGGATGCAAGCCAATGCGGCGGCCGCTGCCGCCCTGGAAGCGTCGGCCGCGGCGGTAGCGACCGCGACCGCGGACTTGACCACGGCGATCACGATGGCTGCCTCGCCGCAAGCGGTGGCGACGGCAATAGCCGACTTGACCACGGCCATTACGATGCGCGCGGCCAGCCCGAGCGCGATTGCCACGGCGACCGCGGACTTGACCACGACGATTGCCCTGGCCGCCAGTGCGGCGGCAGCAGCTGGCACCAGCGCCGACTTGACGACGGCCATCGCGCTGGCGGCTTCCCCGTCCGCGGTGGCGACTGGCACGGCAGATTTGACGACGGCCATTGCGCTGGTCGCTGCCGCGCAAGCGGTTGCCAGCGGCACGGCGGATCTGACCACGGCGATTGCGCTGGTGGCTGCCGCGACCGGCCAGTCGCTGGCGCAGGCAGCACTGACCACGCAGATCGCGCTGGCCGCTTCGCCGCAGGCCGTGGCCACGGCGCTGGCTGATCTCACCACGCAGATCGCGCTGATGGCGAATGCGCAAGCGGTGGCGTCGGCCAGCGCGGACCTGGAGCTGGCAGGCGCTTCCGGCCAGTTCTGCCAGCCTGTCCACTTCCGCCATCAAGGCACCAGATGATGAATTTTCCGCACGTTTCCTGGATTCAGATCGAAGCCTGGGCCAAGACCAAGCTCGACCAGGAACGGTTCAAGAACGATGACGCGGCGATGGACGCTGTCCAGACCGCGTTTATCCGGGGGCGCATCGCGCTCCTGAAGGAATTGCTCGCGCTGCCGACCAATCAGGACAAGGCAACCCGGGCAAGGATGACTGGACCGGAGTAATCCCGCCCAGAGTGTGTGATTTGCCGCCGAGGCCGCCCATGAGGCGGCTTTTTTATGCGCGCGGCCCAACCAGAGGAACCCCTAGTGGATACATTAACCCCCGAACAGCAGCAGGCCATGTGGAATGAAGTGGCTGCCGAGCGGGCAGGATCGACCGCGACCACGCCGCCGAATCCTGAGCCGGCACCCGAATCTGCACCTGAATCCGACGTCAAGGACAACGCGACCGCCCCCGCCGCCGCCGAACCCGAGAACAACGGCGCTGATCCTGAACCCCCTCCCAAGGCCGATCCGCTCGCCGAGGCCATCGCCACGCTCACTGCCAAGATCGACAAGCTCGAAGGCCGGCAGCGTTCCGTCGATGGGCATATCGGCAGTCTGACTGCCCAGCAACGAGCATTGAACGACAAGATGCTCGGGCAGCTGGCCGCCGGCCGCGAAGCCGCCAACAAGGTGGACAACGCGCCGACCGCCGCCCAGATCGCCGAAGCGGTGAAAAACCCGAAGGAGTGGGAAGACCTCAAGGAAGAGTATCCCACCTGGGCCAATGCGACGGAAAAGTTCTTCGAGGCGCGGCTTGCGAGCCTGAAGACCCCGTCGCCGATCGACCCGGCCAGGATCGACCAGATCGTGTCCGAGAAGCTCAAGGGCCAGACCGAGTCCATGCGCCGCGAGATCGCCGAAACCGCGCTCGAAGCGGTGATGCCGGACTGGAAGCACGAGATCAACAGCCAAGCGTTCGCCGACTGGATGCAATCGCAGCCAGACAACATCAAGGCGCTCGTCTATTCCGAGAGTGTCGGCGATGCCGCCCGCATGCTCAAGCTGTTCGACGACGCGCGCCGCGCCTCGCCGGCCGCCCGCCTCACCGAAACCCGCAAGCAAACCCTCGCCCAAGCCGTCTCCCCGCCGCGCGGCAAGCCCGTACCCAAACAGAAGACGCCGGACCAAATGTCCGACCAAGAGCTGTGGGACTACGAGGCTGCGCAGCGCGCCAAGGAAAGGCAGCAGCGGGGGTACTGACCTCATCCCCAATCTTTAGGAGTCCATCATGACTATGCAAGGTTATAGCACTTCCCCGTCGCGGAACCTGATCAAGGCCGCGCAGGGCATGCTCGAACACGCCGAACCGATCCTGGTCCTCGGCCAGTTCGGCAGCCAGAAACAAATGCCGATGCACCAGACCGACACGCTGGTGTTCCGCCGCCTGTCGCCGTTCGGCGCGCTGGCCACCGGTTCCGGCATCAGCAACCAGCAGTACGTCGGCACCCCGGTGATCAATCCGAACAACTTCGTGCTGGCCGAAGGCGTCACGCCCAATGCCAACACCATCAAGTACGAAGACGTCAGCGTGACGCTGCAGGACTTTGGCGTGCTGTTCAAGTACAGCTCCAAGGTCGAGTACATGTACGAGGATTCGATTCCCGAGGACATGCAAAAGATCACCGGCGAAACCATGGCCGAAGTGCTGGAAATGGTGCGCTACGGGGTCTTGAAGGCCGGCACCCAAGTGGTGTATGCCAACGGCTCGTCCCGCGGCTCGGTCAACACCGTGATTAGCCTGAACCGGCTGCGCCAGGCCGTCCGCATCCTGGAGTCCAACCGCGCCAAGCGCGTGACCTCGCGTCTCGCCCCGGGCGTGAACTTTGGCACCCGCGCCGTGCAACCTGCCTACCTGGTGTTCTGCCACACCGACTGCGAATCGGATGTGCGCAACCTGCCGGGCTTCACCAAGGTGGAAGAGTACGGCACCTTCAAGCCGGCGCATGAGCGCGAGATCGGCTCGGCCGAGCAGTTCCGCTTCGTCACCAGCCCGCTGTTGAATCCGTTCCTGGGCGCCGGGTCTGCCACGCTCAATGGCTGCGTGTCGATCGGCGGCTCCAACGTCGACGTCTATCCGTTCATCGTGATGGCCGAAAACGCCTGGGGCCAGGTCGCCTTGAAGGGCTTCAATGGCATGAGCCCGACCATCCTGCGCGCGGGAGAGAAGAGCCACGCCAACCCGCTGGGCCGCTTCGGCTATGTCGGCGCGTCCACCTACTTCGCCGCCGTGCGCTTGAACGAAGCCTGGTTCCTGCGCCTGGAAGCTGGCGTCACCAGCCTGTAATAGGAGGACTCATGTCTGAATCCATCGATCAGCGGCTCAATGCCGCGGGCCTGGGCGGGCCGCAGCAACGCGAGCTGCGCGCCCTGCTGCAGTCCATCCTCACCGACCTGGCCGCCATCAAGACGCAGTTCAACACGCTGCGTGGCGAGATCAACGGCCACACGCATGGCGGCGTCACCGCAGGAGCTGGCACCACCAGCGCCATGGCGGCGACGGCGTCGGCGCAGGTATCCCTCAACACTTCTTCTTAACCAGGAGCATTCCATGTCCATGAATCTCACCAACAGTGTCCAGGGCGGGAACCTGGCATTGTCGAAGGCCGGTCTGGCGACCGGCACCACCACCACGTCGACCATCGGTTCTGCCGTCAACTACACCATTGGCGGCAAGTTCCAGGCACAAAAGGCGGCGGCGTCGAACTTCGCGACTCCGACCACCGATGCGGTGTCCGGCAAGGCGTTCAACGCGATGAGCGCCAACCAGGCTTGCGCCTTCCTGTACGCGCTCGATAGCGCGGGCAACGTCAAGGTGGCGCAAGGCAAGATCGTGCCGTGGCTCGACACCTCGGCCAACTCGACGCCGGTGCCGCTGCCGCGCGACCTGCCCGATACGCTGACCCCGTTCGGCTACCTGGTGGTCAAGGCCGGCGCCACGCTGTCCGGCACCTGGCTGTTCGGCAGCAACAACTGGTCGACCACCGGCATCACGGTCGATACGGCGGTCGACATCATGACGCCGCCGGCGGTTGATCCGCTGACCGCGTAATCGGTCGCCCCGACAAGGCCCGCTCCGGCGGGCCTTTTTCTTTTCTACAGGAATTTCCATGTCAGTCAAAAAGACCCGCAACCACGACAACAATGTCGTGATCAACGACGCGATCGAAGTGATCACCGATCCCGAGGTCGAGATCGAACCGGTCGTCACCAAGGAGTTCGACCAAGCCGTGTCCGAGGAAGCCTTCATGAATGAAGTGCTGGAGATCGAGATCCACGAGTCGACCAATGAAAACGACCCGAACCATGTGATCGTGTCGGTCAACGACAAGTCGCAGCCGATCTTCCGCGGCCGTCCGACCAAGGTCAAGCGCAAGTATGTTGAGGTGTTGGCCCGCTGCCGCGAGTCGAAGTACACGCAGGTCACGCCGAACCCGATGGAGCCGGACCAGATGGAGATGCGCGAGAGAAGCGCGCTGACCTATCCGTTCACCGTGTTGAGCGATCCCAATCCGAAGGGCCGTGCCTGGTTAGCCGCGGTCAAGGCCGAGGCGTGACATGACGCAGGCAATCCCGCTGATCGTCAATCCAGGCAAGCAGTACAGCCTGGGCGGCATGACCTTCCTGCAGATGACGCAGCGCCTGAAGGAGGAATGCGGCGTATCTGGCAGCCTGTCCACGGTCAAGAACCAGGTCGGCGAGCTCAAGCGCCTGGTCAACTGGATTGCCCGCGCCTATACCGGCATCCTGGCACGGCACCGCGACTGGCTGTTCCTGCAGCAGCCGGTGTTGTTCAACACCACCGCCGACAAGGCTTCCTACAACTACACCGAGGTCGGCGTCTGGTCGCTGCGCGACTACAAGAAAAATAGCTTCCGCTGCTACCCGCTGGGCCAGCCAGACGCCGAGTTGGAGCTGCCGTGGATGCCATGGCAGGAGTTTCGCGACACCTACCAGTTCGGCGCTTACCGCAGCCTCACGCGCCGGCCCGAGGCATTCACGCTCGACCCGCAGCGCAACCTCGTGCTGGGGCCAACCCCGGATGCCGTCTACACCATCAATGGCGAATGCTGGGCACGGCCGACCGACCTGGTCAATGACGATGACATGCCGATCCTGCCGGGCCACTTCCACATGATGATCGTCTACCGGGCGATGATGTTTTACGGCGCCTATGAATCGGCGCCAGAGGTGTACGCCAATGGCGAGCGCGAATACAGCATCATGTTTGCGCAGCTGACGGCGGACCAGCTGCCGCCCATCTGTTTCGGGGGGCCGCTGGCATGATCCCGATGTCCAAGATCCAGAACAGCTTTTTCGCGCTCGCTGGAGGCCTGGACCTGGTGACGCCGGCCATCGAAATGCCGGCCGGGCGCGCGTCCGCCGCCCAGAACTATGAGCCCGAGATCGCTGGCGGCTACCGCCGCATCGATGGTTACGAACGCTTCGACGGGCATCTGAGCCCGGCCCGCAACTGCAATTACATCGTGTTGCCGGCGACCCTGGTGCGGCCATTGATCCCGGGATCGGTGTTCGCCATCGGCGTGACCGTCAAGGGCGGCACCTCGGGCGCGACCGGCTGCCTGGCCGCGGTGTCCAATGGCCGGGTGGTGCTATCGAAAGTAGCTGGCACCTTTCTGGCCAACGAATCGCTGACCATTGGCTCGGGCGCCTCGCTGGCCACCGTGGCAGTCGTGACCGGCGACCCGGGCGTGGCCGCCACCCCGGCCGAGGATGCCGATTTCCGCGCCGCCGCCGCCGATACCTTGCGCGCCGACATTCTCAAGGTGCCGGGCATGGGGCCGATCCGCGGCATCTGGGTGCTGAACGATCAGGTGTTTGTGTTCCGCGACTCCGATGACGGATCGAAGGGCCGCATCTTCAAGGCAACCCCCGCTGGCTGGTCGCCGATCACGTTTGGCTATGAATTGCCGTTCAAGAATGGCACCACCGAGATCAAGCCCGGCGATACCGTCACCAATGGCGGCACCGCCACGGGCGTGGTCACCAAGGTGGTATTGCGCTCCGGCACCTGGGGCACCGATGCGCAGGGCTCGCTGTTTTTCCTGTCGCTGACCAACGCGTTCGCCAGCGGCAACCCGATCAAGATCGACATCAACCAGGTGGCGACCGCGGCAGCGGCGTCGAGCCAGATCTCGCGCGGCCCGTGGGGGCACATCGAAGCGATCAACTACAACTTTTCCGGGGCGGCCAACCCGCCCAAGATGTACGGCGTCGACGGTATCAACCGCGCCTGGGAGTTCGACGGTTTTGCGTATTGGCCGATCACCACCGGCATGGCCATCGATGCGCCGGCGCACCTGGCGATCCACCGCAACATCCTGTTCCTGTCGTTCGGCGGCTCGATCCAGTTCTCGGCGCCGGGCAACCCGTTCTCCTGGAGCGTGGTGGTCGGGGCTGGCGAGATCGCCACCGGCGACGACATCAAGGCGATGATCCCGGCCGCCGGCAACCAGGAAGGCGCGGCGCTGGCGATCTTCACGCAACATCGCACGCACATGCTGTATGGCTCGTCGGCCAACAACTTCGTGCTGCAGACCTCGTCGTTCGACGATGGCTATGCCGAATATACCTGCCAGCCGATCGGCAACGACGTCTATGGCATGGGGCAGCGCGGCATCCAGGTGCTGTCGACCACGCAGCGGTACGGCAACTTCCAGTTCGACACGATCTCGCGCCTGATCCAGCCGCTGATGGCCAGGAAGCAGGGCATGGAGTCGGCGTCGACGGTGCTGCATGCCAAGAACCAGTACCGGCTGTTTTTCCGCGACGGCACCGGCCTGGTGGTCGGCCTGGCCGGCGACAACATCAGCGGCATCCTGCCGCTCAACTATGGACGCCCGGTGCGCTGCATCTGTACCGCGACCTTTGCGGACGGCAGCGGCGAACGCACCTTTTTCGGCTCCGACGACGGCTACGTCTACGAAGACAACATCGGCACCAGTTTTGATGGCCAGCCGATCGAGGCATACGTGCGGCTGCCGTTCCATCACGCCAACACCCCGCGCGTGCGTAAGCGTTGGCGGCGCGCGGTGCTGGAAGTGTCGTCCAGCGCCTATTGCCAGGTCAACGTGTCGTACGACATTGGCTATGGCCAGCCCGACGTGGCGCCGCCCGATGGGCTGTCGGATCAGCAGCTCAATGGCGGCGGCGTGTACTGGGACGCGGACCAGATGATCTGGGACCAGTTCAACTGGGATGCGCAGCCTGTGCTGTCTCCCGTCGTTTGTCTCGATGGCACCGAGAAAAACCTGTCGCTGGTGTTTTACAGCAGCCGCGCGCAGGACGTGCCGCACATCTTGCAGGGCGTGACTCTGCTCTACACCACGCGCCGCATCGAGCGCGATTGATTCTCCTGGAGAGATCCCTTGTCCACCAATCCGTTCTACAACCACGCGGCCCAGCAGCCGGTGCCGTTCTCGCGCGGCTCGTCGCAGGCGATGCGCGCCGAATTCGATGCCATCGCCTCCGGTTTCGACAAGGTCGACCAGTCGATCAAGGATATCTCGGCGTCTTCCGAATTCCGCCTGATCTACCAGGGCGCGTTCGCCACCGACCCGATCCAGCGGTTTGACGGCACGGCCCTGGAGAACGGCGACTTGTACTTCAACACCGCCGCCAAGGCAATGAAGGCGTACGCGGACGGCGTCTGGTCGGTGCTGCCGACCTCCAGCAACGTGCTCTTGAAGAGCGGCGACAAGATGACTGGGCCGCTGGAAGGCACCACGGCGCTGTTTTCCGGCGAAGTGCAGGCCGCAGGCTTCCGCGGCGAAGGCAAGAATCTCACCGGCTTCACCGCCCTGCAGATCACCAATGCGCTCGCCTATACCCCGGCCAACAAGGGGGGCGACACCTTCACCGGGGCCATCAGTGGCACCAACGCGACCTTCTCCGGCACCGTGTCCGGCGCCGTCATCAAGCAGGTATCGGACGAGAGAAGGAAGAAGTGCTGGACCAAGCTGCCCGCGGACGTGCTGTACGCGGTGGCGGCCATGAAAAAGGTCGGCTTGTACATCGACCGCAAGAGCGGCGAAGTGCGGGCTGGCGCGGGCGCGCAATCGTTCGCCGAGATCCTGCCGATGCTGGTGCATGAAGACGAGGATGGCTTGCTCGGCATCGAGTACGGCCCTGCCGCGTTCGTGCTGGCCGCGCTGGAAATCCGTGAGCGGCTGCGCGAGCGCGAGCTGCTGTCGAAGGAATTGGCCAAGCTGCGCCAGGAAATCGCCCAGTTGAAGAAGAGGGCCAAATGACGCTGCCTGCTTCCGGTGACATCACGCTGGGCGAAGTCGAAACCGAGATCGAGGAGTCCGGCGACCTCGTCCTGGGATCGAACGAGGTGCGCGCCCTGGCCGGCAAGAAAACCGGCGACATCACGCTGGGCGACTTGCTCGGCACCGACCAGTTCCAGCTGTCGCTGACAGCAGGCGTCTCCGGCTCGACCATCGGCTTTGGCAGCGGGTTTGGCGCCTTGTCGCCCACCAGCTACCTGGGCAACACGGTCGTCTCGGCGTTCGACTTCGATGGCAGCGGCCGGCAATTCCGCTTCGTACTGTCCGGCACCTTCAGCCAGACCAACGGCTTTCGCGCGGTCCAGATCAATGGGCAATATTTTTACGCGACCGATGCGGTCTTTACTAACAACAATACCTGGACCTGGCCGACCAGCGCCGGATTGGTCAATGGCGTGGATTATGAGCTGGGCATCGATACCGGCCCGGAGACGCTGGGCTCGACCACCGGCACGCCGGTGCCGACCGGCCCGCAGCCGACCGGTGTCGGTGGCGCTTGGACCCTGACCTTCGAGGACACGTTCCCCGGGTCGTCGCTCGACACCTCCAAGTGGAACACCGTGTTCACCGGCCAGAGCGAGCCGGCGGTGCAGAACTATTCGGTTTCCGGCGGCAACCTCAACATCTGGCCCGACACCGGGTATGTCGACCGCGCGATCACCACCCGCGGCAAGTTCAGCCAGAAGTATGGCTTCTTCGAGATCCGCGCCAAGCTGCCGATCGGGCGCGGCACGATCCCGGCGTTCTGGCTGCTGTACGACGATTCGGGCACCGACCGCCCCGAGATCGATGCGATGATCGCCTTCCCGGGCGGCACCGAGCAGAACACCGGCAGCGGCATCACCACCCGCATCACCATCGACCAGCACGGCGCCCAGATGTCGTACATGGATGGCGCCACCGGCGAGGGCGCGGCCAACCCATGGCCGTCTGTGGTCGATGCCGACCTCGATACCAGCGGCTACGACTGCTTTGGCCACTCGGTCGACTGGAACTCGGCGAACCGCCTGCGCCAAGGCATCAACACCACCGACTTTGCGACCCAGATGCAGGGAGCATCGAGCAAGGTGGTGCTGCTGCAGCTTGGCTGGGCTGATTTCTACGAGGGACGCACCAACGAGCAGATCCAGGCCGACCTGGCATCCCTGATCGACACCGCGCGCAACGCACCGACCCCGAAGTACGTGATCCTGGTCACGCCGAACGAGACTGACTCGAACGACTGGGAAACCGTGCTCGACGCGATCAATGGCGCGGCCAGCGCGAAGACCTGCCAGCTGATCGATGTCTTTACCTATACCAAGAATTTCCGGGTCGACAACGGCTACGACATTTACGACCTGGTCCCGAACGGCTATGCGCCGAACCCGTCGCATCACCAGCGCATTGGCGACTATGTCGCGCAGCGCATCGGGGAAATCAAGGCGGCCGATGCCACCTTCCCGTCGCCGACCGGCAGCGGCACGGCGACCGCCGGTGGCGGCAACTGGGGCACATCCGCCTATCACCCGACCGATTATGCCGGCCGCGCCTACAACAATGCGCAAGGCTTGATCGACCAGCGACGGCTCACCAACTCGTCCTCGGCGGCCGACCTGTCGACGTCGCTCCATGTGTATGGCATGAAATGGGATGCCGATGGCGTGACCTTTTATTTCGATGGCGTGCAGGTTGGCAGCAAGGTGCTCACCAGTGCGTTGCAGACCTATGCGATGCATATGCTGCTGTCGCTGTGGTTCGAGACTTCGCCATCGTCCCTGCTGCCGAACACGACCGACACGCCGCAAGGCAGCGGCAACAGCTACCAGATCGATTACGTGCGCGCCTGGCAACCGTCTTCCGGCTCCAGTCCGGGCGGCGGCTCCGGCGGCACGCCGAGTGTGGTGCCGATGGATGTCTATGGCGGTGATTTCGCCTGGGGCACCTCGTCCGGCGTGCGCGCGGCGCCGAATACGGCCAACCACATTTACGTGGCCACCACCGGCAACGATACCACCGGCAACGGCACCGAGGCGGCGCCATACGCGACGATCGACAAGGCAGCCTCGGTCGCACAACCCGACACCACGATCCATGTGGCCGATGGCACCTACGCCATCAGTGCCATGACCACCAACTGCGCCGGCACCGCCAATGGCTTGATCTACTTCTGGTCAGTCAACAAGTGGGGCGCCAAGATCGTGCCGACCGGTTCCGGCACGTACGGCACTGCCTGGGTGCTGCACGGCGACTACTGCTGGGTCGACGGCTTCCAGTTCGACGGCCAGTCGCTGGGCACCTGGAGCATCGGCCTCTGGATGGAGGGCAACCACCAGACGGCCAAGAACGTGCTGGCGCACCACATCGGCATGGGCAACGACTGCGATGCCAACGGCGGCGCGGGGATTGCCGCGTCCGGCTTCACCGGCCAGGGTTACCACGACGTGTTGAACTGCGTGGTGCATCACATGGGTCCGGGCAACATCGGCGACTGCGAGGCTTACCACGGCATCTACATGCAGAGCCATGACTGGACGGTGAAGAACTGCGTGGTGTACCTGACCACTGGTGCCGGCATCAACTCGTACCACGATTCGCGCAACGGCAAGGCCGTCAACAACACGGTGTTCCGCTGCGGGCGCGGCATCATCTTTTCCGGCGGCGGCTTCTACAACATCACCGAGGGTGGGCCGTTCACCTGCGAAAACAACATCGTCTATGACAACAACCCCGGCAACCAGAACTACACCGGCGGCATCGCCGTGGCCAACAGCCTGGTTACCGGCAGCGTCATTAACAACAACTATGTCGGCGGCAATCAGGGCGTGGCGATCCTGGTGTCGCCGTCCGACCTGGCCACGCAATCGAACAACATCACCTCGGGCCTGCCAGGGTTCGTGAATTACCAGATCGACGGCACCGGCGATTATCACCTGGTGTCGACCTCGCAGTGTATCGACAAGGGCTTGTCGACCAATGCGCCGACCGAAGACTTCGATGGCGCGAGCCGCCCGGCTGGCAACGCCATCGACCTGGGCGCCTACGAGTATGGCGCGGTGCTGCCGTACTCCGGCCCGCGCGCAGCCACGCCATGGCCGGACACCGTCGACGCTGACCTGGCTGCCTACACGGTACGCAACGAGGGACTGCAGGGCAACGACGCCGCCAAGGCCTTGAACGGCTCCGATGGCGTGCATCCGGCCTGGAGCCAGCAGATGGCGAACACCAGCGCCAGCGTGATCTGCCTGATGTTCGGCTACAACGAGTTCAAGAATGGGGTAGCGGTGGCGACCTTCACCAGCAACCTGCAGCAGCTGGTGACCGCGGCGCAGAATGCTGGCAAGACGGTGATCCTGCTCACCGAGCACAAGATCACGAGCGACACGTCGGCCTACAACAATGGGATCATCAACCTGGCCACGCAGCTTGGCGTGACCTGCATCGATGTGTATGGCTGGTCGCAAACCGCGTTCACCGGTGCGCTCACCGATTGGCTGCCGGACGGCACCAACCCGAGCCAGGCTACCTACGACCAGATTGCCGCCTTCATCGCCAGCAAGATGCCGCCGCCGCCCAGCAGTGGCGGCAGCAGCGGTGGCGGCAGTAGCGGCGGTGGCGGCAGCAGCGGTGGCGGTGGGACGACCACCGGTCCCGGCCTGAAAGACCAGTACCACACCGCGCTGCACTCGCACCGCTCGTGGGGCGGCGGCTCACCCAATCCATCATTTGACTTCGGCCTGTTCCGCGACTGGGACCGCGACGGCACTGCCGACATGTACATCTGGCAGTCCGATGGCTCGATCGACTTTGGCCCGGTGGACAGCACCTATCAGGCCGTCGCCAATGCCGGCGCCAAGGTGATCAAGACCTTCGGCTCGGTGCCGACCTGGGCGGCGCGGGTGCAAAGCGTCTCCGATGTCTGGGACTTCAGCCAGGAAGGCAGCTCGCGCTATGGCGTGGTCGGTTCGATGTCGGGACCGGCCAATCTCGACGCCTACGAGGATTATTGCTACCGCTTCATTTCGCACGCGCGCCAGTACCTGTTCGCCGTGGAAGGCTGGAACGAACCGTTCGACACCGACGATCAGTCGCCGTACGAATATTTCACCGGCACCAGGACGCAACTGGCCGATATCAAGCAGCGGCTCTACCGGGCAGCAAAACGGGTGGACCCGAATCTGCCGGTGTTCTCGCCTCCCCAGTCGTGGGAAGGCGGCATCCCGTTCCTGCTGGCGGCCACCTGTTCGGACGGCACGCCGATCTACAACTATTTCGACGTTCTCAGCTTTCACCCCTATGACTACGCGAACGGGGAGGGTGGCAGCAGCAACTACGTCCTCAGCGACCTGGTCAGCCAAATCCGCAACTGGATGACGCAGGCCGGCACCAGCAAGCCGTTGTGCGACACCGAGCATGGCTTCTTCAACAGCCTGCATCCCGGCTCGGCCGGCCCGGTGTTCTGCAATGCAAGCCAGGACACGAAGGCGCAGATGATGTACGACCTGATGGTATCAGCCAAGCAGCTCGGCTTGCTGGCCATCTGCTGGTATAGCTTCGATGACGGCCTGACCGAGGGCAATGCCGACTTTTCCCCCGGCAGCCCGATCGCGACCAAGATGCAGGAAGCCTACGACAACCTCGACACCAAGAGCTATCCGACCGGCTCGGGCACCAGCACCAAGGACATCGTCGAGTTTTACGGCGATTCGACCACCGCAGGCTTTACCGGCAGCGACTACGTGGCCACGCCGTACCCGGCGGAATTCGCGCTCAAGCACACCGAGTACGAGGTCCACAACGAAGGCGTCAACAGCTCGACCACGGCCAAGGCGCTCGACGGCTCCGATGGCGTGCATCCGAACTGGACCCAGCAGATGCAGTTCTCGAAGGCGAAATATGTCGCCATCATGTTCGGCGCGCTCGACCAGTTCGACATGACCACGGGCCAGTTCAAGCTGAACCTCAACAGCATGATCAACACCGCGCGCAACAACAACCACACGCCGGTGATCCTGACGCCGCTGTACAACAAGTTTGCCGCCACCGCGGACTATGCACAGGCCGCGCGCGACCAGGCGGCAGCGTCGAATACGCCGATGATCGACACCTTCACGTTCAGCAAGAACCGGGTGACCAATGGCACCGGCGTGCTGGAAGACTACATGCCGGACGGCCTGCATCCAAACCAGGCTACCTACATCGCGATCGGCGACTTCATTGCCTCGTCCTGGAACACGGCGATCAACAGCCCGTCGACCTCGCCGCCGCCCTCCGGCGGCAGCCTGTTCCCGACGCTCAATCCCGCGGTGTCCTCCGGCTATACGCTGCAGTTCCACGACGAGTTCGATGGCAGCGGCTTGAACCGCAATGTCTGGAACGACGCGATCTGGTACGAGAGCGGCGACTCGAACATCAACTACGACGTCAACGCCAACGGCAACAGCCTGTTGCGGATCTGGCCGCTGCCATCGTTCGTCAACCGCACCATCGACACCGATGGCAAGTATTACCAGACCTTCGGCTTCTTCGAGGCGCGCATGAAGCTGCCGATCGGCCGTGGCTGCTGGCCGGCGTTCTGGCTGTTCAACCATGACGCCAACGACGACACCCGACCGGAAGTCGACGTCATGGAAGCGTACTCGGGCGGCGGCGTCGACAGCGGCTGGAGCGACAGCAACCTGCACCCGATCAACTTTGGCGCCACCGTCCATTACCCGACCGTCAACGACATCCCGGGCGCGCTCAAGCTGGGCGACGTGAGATCCACGGTCGACCTGTCGGCCGCCTTCCATGTGTACGGCGTCAAGTGGCAGAACGGCCAGGTGCAGTTCTACTTCGACGGCGACCCACTGGGCGACCCGATCAGCTTCGGCCACAACGGGCGCATGTACATCCTGTTCGACCTGTGGTTCGGCAGTGCCTCCGGCGACCCGGATGGCAGCACCCCGACCGGCACCGGCAATGCTTTCGAGATCGACTACGTTCGCGCCTGGTCGATCGGTTAATTCTTTCCTGGAGAACTCATTATGGCCACTGGCATCCTTGGCTCGAACATGTATCAAGCCCCCTCGGTCGGGCAGGGCTCGACCACGCTGGCGACCCCGCAGCCATCGTCCGGCGGCACGGTCGCGCAGGGCGCCGCCCAAGTCGACCCCAACACGCTGCAAGTCACCGGCACGCAAGGCTACAACGCCTCGATGCTGGGCAATGCCGCGCAATGGAACGTCGACAATAACCAGACCGTGCAGGGGCAGTTGCAGGGCATCATCGCCTCCAATTCGCCGCTGATGCAGCAGGCACAGGCGCGGGCGGCGGCGGACGCCAACAGCCGCGGCTTGCTCAACTCGTCGATGGCGGTCACCGCCGGCCAGTCGGCGCTGTATGACGCGGCCATGCCGATCGCGCAGGCTGACGCTGCGACGTTTGGCCACGCCGCCGCCTACAACACCGACGAGGCCAACCAGTTCGCGATGCGCAACCAGGATGCGAGAAACCAGCAGCTGCAGTTCAATGCCGGCGAGTTCAACAAGGCGGGCATCACCAACGCCAACAACCTGACCTCGATCCGCACCACGTCGATGAACAACGACACCTCGCGCGATGTGGCCAACATCGGCGCGGCGGCCTCGCGCTATGGCGCCGACAAGCAATATGCCGGCACCGTGTACGCCTCCGACAACGACCTCAAGGGCCGGGTGTACACCGCCGACCAGGGCCTGCGCGGCACCATGTACAGCGCCGACAAGAACTATGCCGGCACCGTGTATTCCTCGGATCGCCAGCTCGAAGGCACCAAGTATTCGTCGGACAACCAACTGACCGGGGTGCGCTATGCCTCGGACAACAGCCTGCGCGGCACCATGTACAACGCCGACCAGAACCTGGCCGGCACGCAATATGCGTCCGACCGCCAGCTCGAAGGCACGCAGGCAATGGCCAACGCCAACATGTACTCGGCCGACCGCACGGTCGACGTCGCCAACATCAATGGCAACACCCAGCGCGACGTCGCTTACATCAACCAGCAGACCCAGCAGATCGTGCAGCAACTGAGCAACGACGGACGGGTCGCGGTGGCCAATGTCGAGGGCCAGTGGAGAAACCTGATCCAGTCGAATTCCGGCGCCGCCTCGGTGGTGCAGCAGATGGCGCAGAACATCGCGCAGATCGAAACCAGCAACCTGGACCCGGCGTCCAAACAGAACGCGATCAACCAGGCGATTGCCTCGGCGCAGGATGGCATGAACACGATCGCCCAGCTCGGCGGGGTGCCAGGCCTGGCCGACCTGTGGTCGGACCCGAGCTATGGCTCGGCGCAGCCGGCAGCGCAGCCGGCGCCGCAGCCAGGCGCCGCGCCGCCGGCACCAGCCCAGGCCCCGACCCCGACCACGGCATACGATCCGCATACCGACTTCGGGCCTAACGGCGGCTACTACGGCTGATCATGGCGCTGACCTTTCATACCGAGCGGCTGTGGGCCGTGGCCGACGACATCGAGCCGCTGCTGCAGCTGCACTACGACGAGATCGCGCTGCACAAGGAAGCGATCCCGCTGGACCCGGACTGGAACCGCTATGCGTGCCTCGACGAGCGGGGCGAGCTGGCGATCTATACCGCGCGCGACGACGGCAATCTGGTCGGCTATGGCGTGTTCTTCGTGCATGACCATCCGCACTATGCGTCCACGCTGGTGGCGGCCAATGACCTGCTGTTCCTGCACCCGGATTATCGCAGGGGCGGGTTGGGCTTGCGCCTGATCCGCTACTGCGAGCAGCAGCTGAAAGCCAGGGGCGTCGTCAAGCTGACCTGGCACATCAAGTTTGCGCATGACTGGTCGGCGATTCTGCACCGGCAAGGCTATCTCGACGAAGAGAAGATCGTCGGCAAGATTCTATAGGGGAATGACATGGGAGTTACTGCAATTGGCGCATTGATCGGCAGCGCCGCCATCGCCGCGCCGGAAATCGCTGGCGCGGTCGCTGCCGTGGGCGCCGCCACCGCCGTGGTAGGCGCCGTCACCGGCAACGACAACCTGACCAAGGCGGGCGCCGCGATGGGCTTGGTGGGCGGCGTCGGCGGCATGCTGGCCGGGGCTGCCGAAGGAGCCGAAGGCGCGGCAACAGCCGGCAGCCTGGCCGAGAGCGCGGCTCCGGCGGCGGCAGACCTGGCTTCCGCTTCGGCGGCGGACACGGCGGCGGGATTGATTCCGGCCGGCGGCGAATTCGCCGGCAGCACGGTCGATATGGGCGCCGCCATGGGAGAAGCCACCGGGAATGCGGCGATGGGTGGCGCCATCACGCAATCGGTGCCGAACATGGCATCCCAGGTGGCACAGGAATTGCCGACCGGCGCGATGGACATGGAAGGCTCGGCGGGCACCGGCCTGATCAACTCGAGCCTGAATGCGCCGACCACGCAGATGGTGAATACGCTACCCGGGGCGGCAGCCAATGCGGCGCCCGCCATGCAGCAGATGACGCAAGCGGCATCGCCGATGCCAGCCGCGCAGGCAGCATCGGACACCGGTGCCATGGATATGGGCGTCGGCACGCAACAGGTGCGCAACATGATGATGGGCAACCAGTCGATGATGTCGTCGAACTCGTTCTTCGACGGGCTGGGCAAGGTCGGCGATTTCCTGGAGAAGAACAAGATGCTGACCTACGCCGGCCTGCAAGTCGCCGGCAGCATGATGAGCAATGCGCAAAAGCAGGCCGAGCTCGATCGCCAGTATGACCTGCAGCGCCAGAAATTGGCGCTGGCCCAGCAGGAACAGTACAACCGCAGCCAAGCCGCGCCCGGCATTGCCCGCGGCATCATCGCCAGGAGATTCGCATGACGCCCCAAACTCCGCAAAACTCTCCCCAAGCGGCCCCCAGCCAGGGACAGCAGGGCACGCAGGCGCAGGGCCTGCTGCAGACCATCGAGGCCAAGATCGCCGAGCGCGTGCCGCCGAAAATGCGCGGCGAACTCGACCGCGCCGTCACCGCCGGCCTCTTGATCATGCACAGCCCGCAGTCGCACCAGCTGATGGTCAAGCAATTGACCAAGCCGGGCGACCCGTCTGCCAATGCCGGCGAAGGCGCCGCCAAGCTGGTGGTGCTGCTGCTGAACCAGAGCCGCGGCAGGGTGCCGATGCCGGTGCTGGTGGCCGCCGGCCAGATCCTGCTGTGCGAAGGCTTGTTCTTCATGGCGCAAGCCGGCCAGATCCAGATCAACAACCAGACGGTGGCCATGGCCACGCAGGAATATGCGTCGACGCTGCTGCAGATGTTGGGCGTCACGCCGGACAAGATGCAGGCGATGGCGGTACAGGCGCAAGGCATGCGGCAGCAGGGTGGCATGCCGCAGCAGGGCATGCCGCAGGGAGCGCCTGGCCTGAAGCCGGCCCAGGCGCCGGCCGCGTCGGGCGGGATCATCCAACGGGCACGTCAGGGAGCATAAGATGGGCATCTTACTGGGAGCACTGGGCGGCGCGGGCGAAGCCCTGGCCAACATCGGCCAGATGGGCATGAAGGACGAGTTCGCCAAACAGGAAGAGGAGCGCCAGTTCCAGCGCCAGCAGCAGCTGACGCAAATGAAGGCGGCGATCGAGCAGCAGTCGCAAAAGAACCTGCTCGACTACCGGCAGCAGCTGGCGGACCAGGAGCGCACCAGCCAGGTCAAGCGCATCGGCGATGCGCAGCAGGGCATCCTGAACCAGGCGATGGTCGACAAGGCGAACGCGAACACCACCTACACCGACCCCGACACTGGGCAAGACTCGCCGGTCCAGAGCGTTGACGAGATCCCGGACGAGGTCCGCGCGGCGCTGCAGCCGTCCGACAAGGACAAGATGGATGCCTACGTCAAGGCTGGCATCGCCACCGGCGACATCAGCCCGAAGGAAGCGGCGGCGCTCTACAAGAACGACCAGAACAACGAGCTGAAGCTGATGATCCAGAACATCAAGACCGACGCCTATCGCGACAAGGTCGAGGCGATGACGCAGATCGCGCAGGACAAGCTGGAGCAGGCGAAAAACGCGATGCAGATGAACCTGGCAATCAAGCAGATGCAGATCGCGGCGCGTGGCGAGGCCAAGGACAAGACACCGGCCGACGTCGCCACCATGAAGTTCATGGTCGAAAACGGCATCGCCAAAGATCCGAACGAAGCCTGGAGCAAGCTGCACTCGAAGGAAAACAGCAAAGACCCGGTGCAGCAGCAGATCCAGCTGGCCAACGTGCTGACCAACGGCAGCAGCGGCCGGATCAAGCCGGACGACGCCTGGGCCAAGGCCGGCAGCATGCTCGACGATGCCCGCAACAAACTGCAGAACAAGCCGGCCGACGCGCCCATGGCTTCCCCCGCGAACCCGGTGGCCCCGGCTGACAAGAAACGCAAAGACCCGCTCGGACTATTCAACTGATGAACATCGCGGAATTCAAGCAAGCCTACCCGGACTACGCTGATATCCCGGACCAGGAGCTGGCCCAGGCGCTGTACAAGAAGTTCTACAGCGACGTCC